AGAAGGCTTTACAAAAACAGGAACTTATTCTCAGTCAGGAACTACAGTTACAATCACGATTACAAATCATGGTGTTGCAGTAGGAGATGAACTGACAGTAGATTATACTTCTGGCTCTGCTACTGATGGTACGTTTATTGTCGCCTCTGTTGCAGATTCAAATACTTTTGCAGTAACGGCTGCTGCCAGTGCCACTAATAGTGGGAATGTTTCTATCACCTTGTCTGGTACTGGCAAATATGTCTGCGAATCTTGGAATAAATCTATTCCTTACAATAATCGTGCCACAATACAAGCAACATTTAGAGAGGTGTTTGAACCATGAGTAGTGCTTCTGTTGTTAGTGATTTACAAAGTATAAATCCATCAGCAATAATAGAACTTTTTACTCTTACAACTACCGCAGCATTGCATGGATCAGCTACTACACATAGGTTTCATAATGGAACAAGTCTGAAAGATAATGGTGAAATAGTCTGGGCTGGTGATACGTACCAAAGATTTCCTATACAGGCACAAGGTTTTGCCTTTCAAAAAGGACAACTGCCTAGGCCTACTTTGACTGTCAGTAACGCATTAGGAACAATTACAGCTATTCTTTTGAATGTAAATGAAACTACAACAGGAAATGATTTAACTGGTGCTACTGTAACTCGAATCAGAACTCTTGCAAAATTTTTAGATGCTGTAAACTTTCCAAGCAATGTAAATCCTTACGGAACACCAGATCCTAATGCAGAGTTTCCACAGGAAATTTACTCCATTGATCGTAAGTCGGCAGAAAACAGAGAAATTGTTACTTTTGAGCTTGCGGCAGTATTAGATTTAGCAGGTATTCGTGCTCCTAAAAGGCAATGCACAAGAGCAGAGTTTCCTTCTATTGGAACGATTAACGGATGAATTGGAAAGACGCTGCATTGGTTCATGCGAAAGACCAAGACCCTAAAGAATCTGTTGGATTATTAGTAAATATTAAAGGCAAAGAAAGATATTTTCCCTGTAATAATCTTGCTATGACTGCACATCAATGTTTTATTCTTGATCCAGTTGATTATGTAAAAGCATCAAATCAGGGAGATATTGTTGCAGTTGTTCATTCTCACCCCGTCACTCCACCAATTGCTAGTCAGGCTGATAAATTAAGTTGTGAACAGAGTAAACTTCCGTGGCATATTGTTAATCCTAAAACAGAACAATGGGGGTATTACGAACCATCAGGATATAAAGCACCTTTGTTGGGTCGTCCGTGGGTCTGGGGTGTAACTGATTGCTGGTCTTTAGTACGAGATTGGTATAAGCAGGAAAGAGGCATTGAACTTAGAGACTGGGAAAGGCCTATAACACCAGAAGAGTTTTTGAAAGATCCAATGTTTGAGAGATGTGCATGGAGAACTGGTTTTAGACAGTTGAGACAGGAAGAAAAGTTAGAGAATGGTGATTTATTATTTATGTCAATCATGGCAGATGGATTAAATCACGTTGCTTTGTTTCTTGATGGTGAAGTATTACACCATTTAACAGATAGACTTAGTTGTAGAGAATCTTATTCTGAATGGTTACTAAAATGTACGGGAGGGAGGTATCGTTATGCTTCGTAAGATAAAACTATATGGAGAACTGGCAGAGTTTGTTGGTCATAAAGAATTTGAAGTACAGGTAGATAGTCTTGCCAAAGCAGTAAGTTTTTTAATTAATAATTTTGAAGGAATAGATAAATTTATGAGTCCAAAATATTATCAGGTAAAAATAGGAAATTATGAAATAGATGAATCAGAACTTACCTATCCTATAGGGCAAGAAGATATACATTTTACCCCTGTTATTGCTGGTGCTGGAGGTAGAGGAGGTCTTGGAAGAGTTTTGTTAGGTGCTGCTTTGATAGGAGTAGGTATTGTATCAGGTGGAACAGGATTTGCCCTTAACAGCACACAAGGTTTTGGATTTTTTGGAGGAACTTTAGCAGCACAGGCAGGAAATTTAGGTATAGCATTAGCATTATCAGGAGTATCACAAATGCTTACTCCAACACCAAAACCTAGAGAATTTAGTTCAGAGCAAGATCCTAGACTATCTTTTAGTTTTTCTGGAACGCAACAGACAAGCAGGGCAGGTACTCCAGTTCCTATAGTTTATGGTGAAATTTTTACAGGAAGTGTTGTAATAAGTGGAGGAATAGATACTGAACAGGTACAAGCATGACAAAAGATCCTAAATTAATCAGAGGTGCTGGTGGTCCTCCCCCACCTCCACCTCCAAGACAACCAACAAGAACTCCTGATACTTTACACAGTAAGCAGTTTGCTACTTTCCTTGATCTTATTTCCGAAGGAGAGATAGAAGGTTTTGCATCTCCATCAAAGGAGGGTCTGACAAAAGGAACTACTGCATATACAAATGCATCACTAAAAGATGTATTTTTGAATAATACTCCTGTTTTAAAAGCAACAGCCAGTTCATCTAGTCCTGCCACAAACGACTTTAATTTTCAAAATATTTCTTTTGCTTCACGTTTTGGAACGTCTAGTCAGACAAAAATACCTGGAATTGAAACCAGCCAGTCTATTACTCCTGTTGGTGTAACTGTAACAGTAGCTTCTCCTGTAACAAGACAGGTAACGGATACAAATGTTGATGCAATAAAGGTATCAATAACATTTCCACAGCTACAGAAAGCAACAAGTGAAGGTGATTTATTAGGTTCTTCTGTTCAACTTAAAATTGCAGTTCAATATAATTCTGGTGGTTTTACTGATGCTATAACAGATACGATTACAGGTCGTACCGCAGACGCATATCAAAAAGATTACAGAGTAAATATCACAGGTTCTTTTCCTGTTGATATAAGAGTTATTAGAGTTACAGCAGATAGTACAGATACATCTTTAATAGATGCTTTTCAATTCACAAGTCTTACAGAGATAGTTGATGAAGCATTTACTTATGACAACAGTGCTTACAACTCCATCAGATTAGATTCGCAGTTATTCAGTTCTATACCAGCTAGAAAATTTAGGATCAGAGGAATAAAAGTAAGGATTCCAGGTGCAGGTGCTAGTGGATCGGGTACTCCAACAGTAGACACTGCTACTGGTCGTATTGTTTATCCAACTGGGTATATTTTTAATGGAGTGATGGGTGCTGCGACTTACACTAACTGTCCAGCGATGTGCCTATTAGATTTACTTACTAATACAAGGTATGGTTTTGGAGATCATATAACAGATAGCAGTTTAGACTTATTCTCTTTTGTTAATGCAAGTAAGTTTGCCAATACTCTTGTTGATGATGGTAGAGGAGGAGAAGAAGCCAGATTTAGTTGTAATGTAAATATTCAAAACTCCAGTGAAGCATTTGATCTGATAAATGAACTTGCAGGTGTAATGCGTTGTATGCCGATATGGTCTGCTGGAACAATAACAATGACACAAGATAAACCAACAGATGCTAGTTATCTATTTAACTTGGCTAACGTAGGAGAGGCAGGGTTCAGTTACTCAGGCAGTAGTCTTAAGACAAGATCCAGTGTTGTTTCTGTGTCTTACTTCAATATGGATTCACAGGAAGTGGATTTTGAAGTCGTAGAAGATAGCACCTTAATAAGTAAGATCGGAACTGTTGTGAAACAAGTGAAAGCATTTGCCTGTACTTCAAGAGGGCAAGCTGCCAGATTGGGTCGTGCAATACTCTTCAGTGAAGCTAATGAAACTGAAATCTGTACATTTACAACATCTATAGATTCTGGTGCGGTAGTCAGACCTGGTGCTGTGATTGAAATAAACGATCCAGTAAGAGCAGGAGTCAGAAGAGGTGGCAGATTAAAGTCTGTTACTTCAACAACTGTTGTAACTGTAGATGATACGACTGCAACAGATTTTGCGGTAGATGCCAGTGGCAATCCTGTAGGTGATGCGACTTTAAGTGTAGTTTTACCTGATGGAACAGTTGAAAGTAAAACAATATCATCTGTCTCAAATGGTACTGTCACTGTTAGTTCTGCATTTTCTCAGATTCCTAATGTAAATACAGTTTGGTTGATTCAAAATTCTACAGTACAGGCACAGTTATTCAGAGTTATCAATGTTGAAGAACAGGACGGAATAAATTATGCGATTACTGCCTTATCTTATGTCAATGAAAAATATGCCTTCATAGAAGATGGTTCTGTCCTACCAGCTAGAGATGTTACCAAGTTAGATGAATTAACAAATCCTCCTGTTGGTTTAGTTGCAGTTGAAAAGATTATTCCTATTAATAATCAGGCAGTTTCTAAATTAATCATTAGTTGGCAACCTATTGTCGGTGTTATTGAATATCAGGTAAATTATCGTTTTGAGAATGGTAACTATGTAAGTGAAAGAGTATCAAGACCTGATTTTGAGATACTTAACAGTCAGAAAGGTACTTATGAAATACAGATATTTTCATACAATGTTCAAGGTCAATTATCAGCTACATCTACTGATCTAACATTTGAAGCTGTAGGTAAAACAGCATTACCACAGGATGTCACTAATTTACTTGTTGAACCGGTATCAGATCAATTTATAAGATTACGTTTTGATAAAGCTACAGATATTGACGTAACTCATGGTGGAAACGTAGTTGTCAGACATAGTAATTTAACAGATGGCACTGGTACGTTTACTAATTCTGTTGATATTATTCCTGCCTTACCTGGTAACGTATCTGAAACTTTAGTTCCTGCCGTTGATGGTGAATATATTCTTAAATTTAGAGATGATGGTGGCAGGTTAAGTTCTGGAGAAGCATCTGTTGTTGTTGCGAACCCTGACCCATTACCGAAGCTCCTTGTTTTTAATGATAGAGAAGATACAGATTCACCTCCTTTTGCTGGAACTAAGTCTAATACTTTTTTCTTTAATTCTGTAAATGGTCTTGTTTTAGGAGCAGATTCATCATTTAGTAATACAACTGCTGGAGGTACTTATGATTTTGCAGATATTCTTGATTTGGGAATCGCGCAACCTTTACGTTTAACAAGACATTTTGTAACACAGGGTTTTTATCCTAATGATTTAATAGACGATAGGACAGCAAATATTGATACATGGACTGATTTTGATGGAACAACAGCATTTGATGTCAATGCAAAGTTGCTTGTAGCAGTCACAACTGCTGCACCTTCTAATGGGTCTAGTTATCAGGACAGTGATTTTACAAATAAAACATTCAATACTTTTGCTAATGGCACGTATGTTGGAAGAGGATTTAAATTTAGGTGTGAGCTGGAATCTCAAGATCCAGCACAAAGTATAGAAATAGATCAACTTGGATATAAGGCACAATTGGATAGAAGAACAGAGCAGAAAAGTAATTTAAGTAGTGGTACGTCATCTTCTGGTTTCGCTATTACCTTTGATAATTCATTCTTTACAGGATTTAGCGGTACGAGTGTAAGTGCGGATAGTCAACTACCCAGTATAGGAATTACTGCAAATGATCTTGCAGCTAATGAAAGATTTGAAATAACAAATATATCTGGCACTGGTTTCACTATAAAATTCATTGATGCAAGCAGTAATCCCGTAAATAAGACATTTAGTTATACAGCAGTAGGTTTCGGGCGTGGTAGTTAAGAAATGCTGTCTGACTTGGATTTTTTAAAGAATACAAGTAAAATAAGTTTAAATATTAATTTATTTTTATTTGTTATTACTTTATGTTTGTAATTTACTCTTAAAAATATAATTAAATAATTGTCAAATCTATTGGTATAACTAAAATGTCTCCACAGCACGATTATATAATTGATAATTCAACAGGCGCGAATGTTCGTTCAGACATCAATAGCGTTTTACAAGCAATAGCAAGTAATAATTCTGGATCTTCAGCACCTTCGACAACTTACGCTTTTCAATTATTTGCTGATACGACTAATAATGTAATGAAAATACGTAACGCGGCAAATAACGCATTTATTGAATTATTTCAACTTGATGGCACTTTAACTCTTGAAGATGGCTCTGCAAGTGCACCAGCTTTATCTTTCAGAACGGATTTAGACACAGGAATTGCAAAAAACGGTACAAACGGATTAATGATAACTACAGGTGGTGTACAAAGATTTTCTGTTAGTTCAACTGAAGTTAATGTTAATGATACAGGAGCAGCAATAGATTTCAGAGTTGAATCTGACAGCAATTCAGCAATGTTACTTGTTGATGGTTCAGCTAATCGTGTAGGAATTGGAGCGGCTACACCAGCAGCGACTTTAGACGTTGCAGGAGATATGATTTTTACTGCCGCAAATCCTCAGATTCAATTTAATGCTGGTGGACCAATTATAAAATTACCTGCAGCAAATACGCTTACATTTTTAAATTCTAGTACTAATGAGGTGTTTCGTATTCATAGTGGGGGTGAAATTTTAGTCAACAATACTTCAACCTTTGATTCTGTGAGTTCTGCAAAAGTTCAAATTAATGGGGAGGGTGTAGCTGGTTTAGCTATTACGGGCAATGGAACAAGTGCACAAAGTAGAGTTAGCTTTTTTAACCCTAATGGAAGAGTTGGTTTTATTGCAACAGAAAATTCAGCCACTACATACAGTACATCGGGATCAGATCGAACACTTAAAAAGAATTTTGAAAATTGGACTGAGAATACTTTGGATTTATTTAAAAATATAAATCCTCAAAAATTTAATTTTATACATGAAGATGATGGAGCAACTAAATCAAAAGGTTTTATTGCTCAAGATATGGTAAGCAGTTTTCCAGAAGCCTATGTAAAAGAAGATATAGAAGATGCAAAATACTATTTCAACCCATCTGGAATGGTAATTTATCTAATGAAAGCAATACAAGAATTACAAGCTAAAGTTGAAGCACTTGAGGCAGCTTAGTATAATACGTTTACATATATATATTTTATGACCCCACAAGAACTATACGAAGAAACAAAAGCTATTCTTGATTCTGATATCCAACGGGCACAACAAATTCAATCTGATATTCAAGCAAAACAACAGGAACTAAACCAACTCACAACTAAAATTTTTGGTAATCAAAAATTAAATGAAGGACTAAAGCAATTAGACGGTGTTCAAATAGATGATAATACCTAAGATATAATTAGCATATCGCATTTTAATTATGGCTGTTATTCCAGGTGTTAAAAACTTTACTGTTCAACGTAGAGCGGATTTTCCCTTACGTCTTACTTTTAAAGATTCAACTGGTTCTGCAATAAACCTTACAGGATTCACAGTCGCAGCACAGGTATATAATGAAGATCGTTCCACTCTTTTTGGATCGTTTGCAATTACATATACTGATAGACCTAATGGGATAGTGGATATAAAACTAAGTGATACTGATACTGCTAATTTTACTCCTAATATTTTAAAGTATGATGTATTACTAACAGATGGATCGGGTAACAAAGAATATTATTTAGAAGGTACACTATTTATAAGTGAAGGTTACACAGCATGAGCAGTCCTAATCAAGTTGTCGTTAGTCAGGTAAATGAAGTAACGACTGTAGAAATTACAACAGCAGGTCCTCAAGGAGCTACTGGAGCTACTGGAGCTCAAGGCCCATCCGTTTCAGATGGTGATAAAGGTGATATTACAGTAAGTAATTCTGGTGCAACTTTTACTATTGATAATGGAGTTGTTTCTACAACAAAGATAGCTGATGACGCTGTAACGGCTGATAAGTTAGCTGATACCTCAGTCACGGCTGGAGCATATACAAATACAAACATTACAGTTGATGCACAGGGAAGAATTACATCAGCAGCAAGTGGTAGTGGAGGAGGTGGAGGAACAATAACTTCTGTTACTGGAAGTTCACCTATTGTTTCATCTGGAGGAAATACACCTGCAATCAGTATTACAGCAGCAACAAGTTCTGCTGCGGGTTCCATGTCTGCCAGTGACAAATCAAAGTTAGATGGAATTGAAAATAGTGCTGATGTTACTGACGCGAGCAATGTTGACGCGGCAGGTGCACTAATGAATAGTGATCTTGATGGGAAAGGCGAAATACTTGTTGGAGATGGATCAGGAGATCCTACAGCTTTATCTGTTGGAACTAATGGCTATGTTTTAAAAGCTAATAGTAGTACTGCAACAGGTCTAGAATGGGCTGCCGAATCAGGAGGAGGTGGCGGTGGATCTGTAGATTCTGTATCTGGTACAGCACCGATAGTAAGCTCAGGCGGTACTACTCCAGCTATAAGTATTACGGCTGCGACAACAAGTGCTGCTGGTAGTATGTCGTCTTCTGACAAAAGTAAATTAGACGGAATTGAGACTGGAGCGACTGCAGATCAAACTAAATCAGATATAGATGCTTTAGGTATTGCAGCTTTAACAGCAACGACATTAGCAAACGCAAGAACTATTGCTGGAGTTTCATTTGATGGTTCTGCAGATATTTCTTTGAATAATAATGCTATTACCAATGGGGCTGGATATACAACAAATACTGGCACTGTAACGGGTGTAAGTGGATCTGCTCCGATAGTATCCTCAGGTGGAACGACACCTGCGATAAGCATTTCAGCAGCTACAACAAGTGCCGCAGGTTCTATGTCTGCAAGTGATAAAACAAAATTAGATGGTATCGCTACAGGTGCCACTGCCGTTACAAACAATAATCAATTAACGAATGGTGCAGGTTATATAACATCAACTCTTACAGAAGAACAGGTTGAAGATTATGTCGGTGGTATGGTTACAGGTAATACACAGACAGGAATTACAGTAACGTACCAAGATTCAGATGGTACTCTTGACTTTGTTGTTGACTCTCAAACTGATAATAATTTTACAACTACCTTAAAAAATAAATTAGATGGTATAGAAGCTAGTGCAGATGTAACAGATGCAACGAATGTTGCCAGTGCTGGTGCGGTCATGGATGGTGATTTCACCTCCAATGGGTTTATGAAGCGTACTGGTGCTGGCAGTTATACCGTTGATACAAGTACATATATCAGTGATCTTGTCTCTGACACGACTCCTCAGCTTGGAGGAGATTTAGATATGAACTCGAAGTTTATATCCAGTGGCATATTAGGAATTAAAAATACTGGTTCTCAATCAGAATTACGTCTGTATTGTGAGTCAAGCAATGCACATTACGCAAGCATAAAGGCACCAGCCCATGCTGATTTCAGTGGAGATATAACTTTCACTTTACCAGCTAACTATGGATCTAATGGGCAGGTATTACAGTCGAACGGTAGTGGTGGAACAAGTTGGGTCTCGCAAAATGCTGGAACAATTACATCTGTAACTGGAACGGCACCAGTTGTTTCCAGTGGTGGTACAACTCCAGCAATATCTATTACTGCAGCAACTACAAGTGCAGCAGGTTCTATGAGTGCAGCAGATAAAACCAAATTGGATAGTGTAGAAACAAATGCTGATGTTACCGATGCAACGAATGTAAATGCTGCGGGAGCAGTGATGAATAGTGACTTAGCCACCAAAGGTCAGATATTAGTTGGTGATGGTTCTGGAGACCCAACAGCATTAAGTGTTGGTACGAATGATTATGTTTTGACTGCTGATAGCAGTCAGGCTACAGGTGTTAAATGGGCGGCTGCATCTGGTGGTGGATTTAGTCCTGATTCAAGTCAAAACCTAGTAGCGGGCACGTCTTCTACAGGTTCAAGTTTAAGTACTGGTTATGGAAATGTTTTTATCGGGGATGCTTCTGCTGCTAATGTCGATGTAGGATTTGCAAATATTGTAATAGGGCAATATGCTGCGGATGCTTTAGAAGGAGGCGATTATAACGTAATAATGGGAGAGGGTGCTGGTTACTCATATAAAGGTAATGAGTCAGTATTTATTGGAAGAGATGCTGGTAGACACGCAAATGGTAATGGTGATGGTGACTATAATGTTTGCATAGGAAAGTATGCTGGAAAAAATCTTAGTAGAACTTATGGTTCTGTTCTTATAGGAAATCGAGCAGGAGAAGCTTTTAATTCAAATAGTGGAACTATGACTTGCATAGGTAGTCAAGCTGCATATGCTGCTACTTCATCAACTACAGTAACTGCGTTTGGATATAGGGCTGCTTATTTAGTAACTACTGGAGCCAACAACACCTGTATAGGAAACAAAGCAGGAGTAAGTAATCTCACAACAGGTTCAAACAATACCTGTCTGGGACATGAAGCCGTTCCCAGTGCTACTTCTGCTTCTAATGAAATTACACTGGGTGACAGTAACATTGCCACATTACGCTGTAATGTTCAGACAATAAGTTCTTTGTCTGATGGCAGAGATAAAACTAATGTAACTGATTTACCTGAAGGATTAGATTTTATAAACAAACTTAGACCTGTAAAATTTGAATGGAAGACCAGAGAACGTAGTACTAAAACTGGGTATGAAGCTGGATTTATTGCACAGGATTTACAGTCAACCCAAAAAGAAACTGAAACAGAATACTTAAAACTGGTTATGGACTCTAACCCTGATCGTTTAGAAGCAAGTTACGGTAAGTTAGTACCTATTCTTGTCAAAGCGATCCAAGAGCTTACAATAGAGGTAGACAAACTTAAATCAAATGTCTGAAGAACGTAGCGCTGAAGAGATAGCAACTATTTTTACCAATGCGGGAGATAGTGTAACTCTAATAAATAATGAAACTGAAAAGTTTAGCTATGAAACAGAAGATGAATGGAAAGATCGTATTCAAAGAAATGTGCAGCATTTAGAAACGATAAAAGCATATAAAAAAGAAGATGGTACGACATCTATCTGGACAACTGAGGATTTTTCTCCCATAGACGCAGCGATTCTAAAAGGGAAGGCTGTATATGAATGAAGAATATATAGTACATAATGATGCTATATATAAAAGAGTTACTGATTTAAATGCTTTAGTTAAGCATTGTAAATTCTGCGATAAATTATTTCATACCAGAGAACAAAGAAAAATATATTGTTCAGTGGCATGCAAAAGTAAAGCATGGAGAAAAAATCAAAAATGCGAAACAAAACAGAAAATAATAAGATAAATCAATTAGCATGTATTTTTATTTTTTAAAAATGCTCAAAAAAGTATTAACAATAGCTGCTGCTTCAGCTTTATCAACACCTGCATTTGCTGGTTTCTATGTAAACGTAGAAAACAATGCAAGTTTTTTAAAAACAGATTATCAATCTAACAATACTGATCTACATATTGGGTACGAAGGTGGCAATGATAATGCTTCTTGGTATATACAAGGCGGTGGATTATTTCAATCTGTAGATGGACAAGATTCTGAAACAAACATTAGTGCAAAGACAGGCGGTAGCGTCAGTATAAATGACAGAGTATCTGTTTATGGTGAATTAAGTGGTGTCTTTGATGACTCAAATAGCTATGGAACAAAAATTGGAACTAAGATCCAGCTTTGAATTGAGCCGATGTTCTAGTCATCATAGATAACGTGATATAAAGGGGAGCTAATGCACAAATAGAGCAGAAAGTTATAATAGTGACAGGTACTAATGCTTTAGCAAAGGCTTCTCTCATGTTAAATAAAATTTCTTCTATATTATCCATCGTATCTTTTGTAATCAGTATTTCAACTTTAGGTGGAGCGTATGCTGGATATCGTTACATAACCAGCCCACAGTTTGAAAAGATGATGATGGATAAGGTTATGGAAAAGGTATCAGGAATGATGCCAAAAGTATTAGATGGAGCGATGCCTAGCACAACAGGTAAATCTATACCATTCAACAAATGAACTGCTGGCACTGTAATACAGAATTAATCTGGGGCGGAGATCACAGCATTGGTGAAGATTGCTTACCGCATCTACAAGAAGAGTATTCAATGATGACTAATTTATCCTGTCCTAAATGTCATTCTGATGTAGAGGTTTTAATGCCTAAATATGCCTACGATTAAAGTACCTGAAGTAGTACTACCAAGTATTGAGATACCTGAGACACCATATTTTACAAAACATAAATTAGAAGGACAGATACCGGGCTGTAACTTATTTCATAGGGATCTACAGATTACACGCAATCCTTCTTTGTTGATCTCTGATAAAAATGGTACGTTTACCACCTGTCCAGAAGGTCAGATCCCGTCATTCGATCCAATAAGGTTTGATATGAATGAGTTGATATATACAGAAAGTAACCCTGTTCAGAATGAAATCAAACCACAACAGAGAGTATCGATACCACCCCCTGTTGAAAAGAAAAAAGAGGAAGAAACTTTACCTTGTCCTAGTAAAAAAGATCAAAGAGTAGGCGACTTTCGTAACGAAAAACGATTGGAACGTGTCTCTGGACATAAAAGAGGTGAAGATGGAATAGAGTGCATAACTTTGTATGAGGACATCACGTTTATTGACTCTGTATTACCGAGTCCTAGTGCTGCTCTTAATGTCGTTACTATTTCTCTCATTGCTGCCACCACTCCATTACTTTTACCTGTCATCAAGAGCTTGAGTAAGACCATATTTAAAAAAATTCTTGCTAAATTTAATAAGGGCAAGAATAACAAGGGCCGTTGACTTGCCCACAATTTTGTATATAATAAATAACACAACTGTTTCATGGGTTGCTCCATGATGAGAAGACGTTAGGATTAAAAACCCTAGTCGACAGTTGCTTACCTAGCAAGGAGAGTACGGCATATTTGGAAGCATTGCGTGTGCCACGAATCACTGCCCTTCTATTATCCCTTGTATTAAGCGATAGGCCCTTCATCGAGCTGTGAGAGCAGCCAACGCCCTGTAGGATTGACCTATTGCTTTTTAAGCATCGCAACCTGAAAGCCCCTACTCGAAAGGGTAGTTTAAAGTGAGCCCAGGACCGATGCTTATTTTTTTGTCTTTAATTCGTGCGTGTGCGGTATAACTTGATTTGGAACGGTTGTTAATACTACGTTTTTACAGGTAACAGCATCTTCTCCAACAAACTTTACTCCGAGTTTTAGCTGCTCTGCACATATTTTAAGTCTTGCTAAATTAGCTTCAAGTTTAAGCTTGGTCAATGCAAACTCCTGTCCTTTGACATTAGCTTCTGCTGCTCTTAGGCACATATCATCAAACTTTTTACCTAATGGAACTTGTATCTGAAGCGTGAGCCCATAAGAAAAGTTATGTGTAGTTTGCTCTATTCTTGGCTGTTCTGAAGTGTAAAGGATGCGACCAGGATTAATAAGATTACCATTAGCATCTTCTGAAAGATCGTAAATATTGGCTCTGGTTGTTGTAATTCTTGGGCTGCTATAATTTTCTCCTTTAGTGATAAAAGGATTGACAGCAAGAGTGGGAAGTTGACATTGAATACCATTTGAAAACCTATGAGTTGGGAATGAACCCGACACGTTATTTATCCCTTGATTGATAACCGTTCCTGATGATGAGGCACTGGGCGAGCTTATAGTATTTGCAATGGTTTTAGGCGATAAGCTAAGTAAAATTATTGCGAGAAGATACTTAAACTGGTACTTTGGCTTTCTGTATTTATGGTCCTCTGGACGGTGCTCGTTGCATCTAAACCAGGT